GTTTTCCAACAAAGATCTTGAAGTTTTACACGGTCCAGTGTGCAGTTTGATGGACATTGCTCGCAAAAAAAGCAAGCGAAAATCAATCACACTTGTGCGACGTCTTGATTGAGCAAGTTCATGTGTAATGCTACCAAAGCTGCGTAGGAGACCGAGTGGCTTTTCTTGAATGTGTATCCACGTGAGTCATCTCCGTTCCATACTTCAGCAAACACTTCTGTCCATGGACGATTCTGTAGATGTGCTTTGCCCGGACGAATAACTGAAATAAACGCTGCCATTCTGGGTATTGAATCTGGCTGCATTGACGTCATCAAATCTGTGTAGTTGCCCACATGCACTAGTTGCTTGGTCCAGGCAGTGTCGGTCCATAGTCTACTCCATGGTGGTGCGGCTGCCAACATAGCCGCATAGTGTGCCGGGTCACGGATCAACTGATACACACTCATGTTCAACAGATCTATCTTGAAGTATCCACGCTGTTCTGCTGACTCATAGTCTATGGCTGCACAGCCATTGGGTATGTCTCTAGGAATGTCTGTAACATAGATGCCTGAATTGTGCTTACGCACTTGGCCTTGATGCAGTTGCCGTGCGGCAGTGTGTTCAATCAGTTTCAACACAGCCGTTCTGTCCGGCACATCAATGTCAATGTCTGCGCTCATTTTGAATCAGTGTCACAAAGTGCAGTTACAACTTGCAGTTTCTCCCGGGCCAGTTCAACTGCTGCCAAGGCATCTGCCACTGTGGGATGCTTGGCTGCCAAGGCAGCAATGCGCCATTCTTCATCACGCTTGGCTCGCGCCCAATCCAACAGGGTTTCGGCGTCTGATGAGAGTGAAATCATAGGATGTGATGAGTGAAGCTGTTGCCAGGAGTTGCCATCATTAATTTCCAAACAGTTCATGCTGGGACTCCATCGCACCATGCCTGCACCGCTGGCACCTGGGCTGATGTATGGATTGGTAGACATGCCACCTGATACTTGAATGTATTTGCTGCCGCTAATATTTCTAATCATAATGCAATTATAGCCACAAGGCCAATGTAAGTCAACTGATGTGCCATCTGATCTAGACCCAAGTGTGCCCAGAAGCTGGGATTCTGAAGGTCTCTATTGCCCCAGTTCATCTTGGCCCAGTCAATGTGATAATGTAGCACAGCATCTATCACACCCATCATTATGCTGGCGGCCCAGTATACAGGGCCTAACACACACCCAACACATAAGGCTGTGCCAATGCCCTGTTTGAGACTGTGCCGCATGCCCAGCCAGTGTCCGTATTGTCCTTTGTGATTGACTTCTGCCATGCTTTGATCCACAAAGTCAATATACCAGTGCTTGATCTGTAAAAGGATTAGGGTTAAAAATATCACTGACGCCACGTTACCAACCTGCCTTGCTTAATATGTCTTTTGCGTACTCTTGATCAGCTGGATAGTTGTGAAACTTTTTCTGCCATACATCTGAGTCAATGTAAGGCCATACCATGCTGATCTGATCAGGAGAGAGTTCACCCAAGAACTGTTGTCCTGACTCTGAATTGTAAATCACCCAAGGTGATATCCTACCTGTTGTGACTGCATAGCACATGGCCGGAGTGCTGCCGTATCTCAAGCAGTCCTGTGGCTGTGCTGAATTTTTCTCTGCCCAGTCCATGCCAAACTCCACAGCTCGTGCTAGAGCATCCGCCACATTCTCAACAGGCAAATGCTGTATGAGATATTCTGTGTACAGTTGATCACTTGCCCAGCGATCAATTTTTTTGTTGTTCTTCAACAGCCACTCAAGAAACTGTTTGGGATTGATAGTTTTTGTGCTTACACAATAGCGTCCAAACTTCACAAACCCACGATAGTAAGGCGAGTCCGCAAAGTCATCAAAAGTCTTGAGCTTGGCCGAACCTTGGCTCATTTCATAGAAACGTATGTAGGCTTGAAAACCCAGTTCAACTCCACGCTCTGCTCGTTCCTGTCTACGTCTTTTGGGCTCGCACAGATGTACTGCTAGACTGGTTTCTTTCACAAAATCTTTTTTGCAGTACTGACACTGTGTCATTTTAGTAGATTGTTGTTGTTGATCCATGCAGTCAAAAACATGTTTAGTTCTTGATGAAATCCTGGTTGTCGATGTTTAATGTCTGCCGGCACATGATTAAGAGCATTAGGCCCATAATCTGTTTCAGGAACTCCACGTTCATGTTGCCAGGGCACGGCACGCCATTTATATCCTTCCACAATCTCAGGTTCACTGCCAAACAACTTTAATCGTGGCGCATTGAGATATTCATGATATAAACTATCTGCTTGTTGAAATACCACTACTGCATGTCCTCTTGACTTTAAGCTGTGTATCATTGCAAGTATTCGATACATGAGATCTTCTGCACGATCTAGTATGCTGTTCAATTCCCATTTGAGTTTGAGTTCGATCATTGCATTAGTGTCTGCCAATGTCCACGGAGGATCCCATCGAGAACTCCAGCTTTGATTTTGAAAATTAGTCCAACGTCCTTCAAAATCACTGCTGGCTTGCAAGATTGGTAATTCTTCTCTGCTAAGAAATGTCATGCCTAGCACATACAATGTGGGTTGGAGCGTGATGTAACTGTGCTTGAGTGTGGTTCTAATAATACGCGAGTTGGCGCTGCCACTGATGGCCAAACTTATAGCTTGTGGTATTGACAATCGTTCTGCCAATTCTTGATGGCCAAACCCGCTGGAATAGCTCTCCATATAACTGCATCCATTGACCACCAGTTGTTGATATTTCATTTTGATTCTTCTCCAAATTTTTTAAGATGCTCGTTGATTTCTTTTTGTGATGTAATCTCTGCTAGTACATTGATTTCATCGTCTTTGAGATGTGGGTAAATTTCTGCCAATTGTTTTCGCTTGCCAGTAAGTGTGGCATCTTTTTTCTTGGGAGCAATCCAATTGTGTCGTTGAGTACCTAGATCTGGGCTTACAGTTGTTGCCAATAACCACTGAAGTTTTTTGTGTTTGGCAGTGCTAATGTTAAAAAAATGTTTGTTCAATCTTTCGTTAGTGGCAATCACATAAAACTCTTGCAGTTCTCTTGAACCTTCTACCGCTGAACCCCAGCGTATCATCAAAAAAGGGCTGAACTTCTTGCGTTCTTCATCATCTAATTGATCGTAGAATGCTCTGTTCTTGCGATCAAATTGTTGCATCTCGTTGCCAATGGACAGTTTATCACTCATTCAGTTTTAGTTAGTTTGTAAATCATTATAGCACGTTCTAGTGCGTCTTGTAAAGTGGGATTGGTTTGTGCTGCTCGCCGAATGTCCCCCCACATTTTATCTTCCATAATGTGATCGTGTAAGGGTCTGCCATCTGAAGTTCTTGAATCGTAATCTATCTTGTGTCCAGTTATGGGATCATAATAGTACCCCACGAGCTTGCGATCAGCAGGATTAGCACCCGACTCACGAGCATACACTTCATTACCATTGCGTTCGTAGATGTATGTGGCGTCTGGTTTAAGAGATCCCATATTGATAACCGTATTGTAAATGTGCCCAACGCAGGAATCGTTCTAGACCTTCACGATCGTCAGGATAACTTTCCAGATATACTCTGGCCAAGCGATTGATGATTTCAAATATTTCTGGTTCAGTATAGGGCATCACCAGGCCTTGTTGTAGTCTACAATTTCACAGTTGCGACTGATGTCCTTTACAAAGTACACACAGTCAGGTTCCGGATCATTATTCAAAGGCACAGCCAACATTTGCCCATTTTTGAGTTTGGGTGCAAACCAGCTGACTTCATGATAGACATCTAGTATTTCAATGTCAGGAAAACTAGGCCTATAACTGGTCAGTGGGTTGAATTGAAACACTCTAAAGCCTCGATCATTGATTGATGTCAAGGGCAACACTTCTAAGTCACCGATGTCAGGTTCACCAATTAAGATTTGCCAGTCCATGGGCATTTTGAGTGTGATATCACCTATGCGTAAAACCAAAGCAGGAGCGTTAAAACTCTCCAAGAAGATCAATGGAATAAAGTGATAGTCTGGGTCTGCAGGATTGGAGTTATCTAAAATTGCAAATCTCAAGTCATCAATTTCTTCTGGCAAGTGATCCAAGTCGTAGTAAGTGTTATCTAAAGTTAGTATTCTCATATGTTATTAGTATACAGAATTTAATTGGCGTTGTCAAGTTTTTTCATGATCACACCGCAATCTAAAGTTTGGTGTACCACCGTCCAGCCCAGCGACTGCAAATAAACCACTGCTGGACCGCATTTGCCAATCCAACAGTCGTTTACACAATAGGTATCGTCAAATGCTACCACAGCATCAGGACTCAACAAGGGTGTTAATGCAACCATTTGCCGCATGTGTTCAACTTGGCAATTTTGATTGCTCATTACAATTCCTTGTCCGGCATAGTCATGCATTTGTTGGCGGATGGCTGCGCTCACACTGTCAATATCCCAGATGTAATCAAAGTTATCCAAATATAACACAGCAATATTGGTATGAGTGTTAGCAAAGTTTCGGGCCCATGCAGATCCAGATGCCACAACAAAGTCAGTGCTTGTCAAGGTGTGAGACAATCTACTCTGCGCTTTGCTGGAAATGTCCACAGTGATCAAACGAGTGTTGTGTTGTTGAGCCATGGCAGCCAGAGTTTGAGTACTTCCTTCTCCACGGTCGCTGCCAATTTCCACAAACACTCCACGTGGAGTTTGCGGCAGAAAGTTATTGATGTCTTTGTATATTTTGCCCATGTATTATTTGGTGTATGTTGTTGGCAACTGTTTGCTGAGTTGCACGATCCGTGTGAAACGGTGTGTCGACGTTGGGATTGTTGCCACTGAAATCATAAGCAACTTTTCCCACATTATCATTGTTGAAAAAAACAGGCAGTACACCTGCATCCAAGATTTTGTTGTGCCAAAATTCAAACAACCATCCATCAATGGTGTCTTGAAAATTGTAGTTCATAAAATACTTCATGTACAGGTCAACAGCAACAAGTTGTTCTTTGGTAAAATCAAAAAATGTACTGTTTTCTAAATTCTGCCACACAGTGGAAAAAATTGCAGCCTTGTTATCTCCCACATGCGGCGAACCAGTGCTGGGCATGTGCGGATTAGAATAGATAAAATTCTTTAGGCCTTGAGACGGCTCAAAGTTGTCATGCATGGACAAGTTTATTCTACTGGCCCAGGTTCGATTGTAGACCACAACATCAGCTCCAAGCTCAAGGGCTTTTTGCATTTGAAAACAGATTCCAGCATTGCTAAATCCGCCATGAGCTAGGTGGATAACTTGATAGCCATATTGGTCTTCGAGCATCTGACTAAAATGCGCTCGCAATCCTACCTCTTTAAGATCAACAGTTGATGCAGTACAAAAACTGTCTCCACACACTGCAACAGTTATTTTATTTTCATCCATTCTAATTTTTCCTGAGTAAAGGGATAGTTGGCTTCTTTGTAGAATTGTTTGCGCTTGGTTAGATGGCGCTTGGCAAATTTGCAGGTTGATGTTATGTCCCAAATTTGCACATGGTCTTTGTCTTCCGCTTTTCTTATGCCGCGTCCAATGCTTTGGATAACGCGGACAAAACTTTTCCCGGGTTCCACAAGAACCAAATTAAAAATCCTAGGGATATTAATACCCACA